GCGATGGCGAACACGGGCTTCTTCTTCTCGTCTTCATCCATCTCATACAGGGTCATGGCCTTGGGGCGGTACTTAATGACCTGCTCCAGATCCTCGCGCTTCAGGGCGGAGGTCACGACCAGCGCGTTGCCGATGACGGTGGCGGTGGCGGCATTCTCAGTCTTGGCCGTGATGCCGATGGTGGCTTTGTCGCCGACGTGCATATCCTCGAGGGTCATGCCCAGCTCAGAGGCGCTCAGGGCGTAGCCATTCAGGGTCAGGGTGCGGCCAGCATAGGTCAGATCCTCTTCGTCCAGGATCTCGGAGATGGGCTTGTCAGCGGGAACGATCAGGGTCTCGACGCCGGACATGGTGATAACTTTCAGATTGATCATGTGGTTTTCTCCTTTTGCTTTAAGCATATTCGTATTATCTAGTCGTGTGAGTCAAGTCGAGTGTCCAAAGTTACTGTTCGACGCAACGGCTGGGTGAGCGAATATGGTACTGGTACTTCATCATAGCAGCAATGCCGCCTCCTGCATCATATCGTGATCCGGCTCAGCATCTTCTTCGATTGTAATGCCGTCTTCGTCTCGATAAACGGTTATGCAGACCTCAGAAATCTCAACGGAATCGCCGGGCTCAAGAGCCTCAAGTTCGCCATCGTATTCGCTTTGCATGTTCTCGATATTGTATCTAGCATCCGACACAAGTTCTTCTTCGAACATATCGCTATCGAGCGCCTGCAAAACCTCTGAAGGATACCAGGTGCGGCCTCCGAAGTTCCAATTATCGTAGGTATAGTCGAAGTTCTCGATAAGGGAATCCCGGTTCCACTCGAGATATCGATCTTCGTCGTAGATGAGCTCTTTGACCTCATCCAGCGTATTGACGTGTTTGTCCTCGACGAATCTTTCGCTATATACTAATGTGTACATCTTTTTTCACAGTAGCAGCGCGGCTGCCTCTTCGATTAATTCTTCAGACGCAACGATATTGTCGATATCCAAGATATCCCTTTGATCGTCGCGCGTAGCCGTTATATGTTTTTCTCTTTTGTCGAAGCGCAGATTCGGGTATCCGCGCTCCTTTGCTTCGCGGCTATATTTGAGTATGTTTACTTCGCCATTCCAGATTTTCGTGTTTCTTTCCATCAGGTATTCGCAGAAAGTCTGGAAGTTGGCATCATCGGGGCGAATAGGGACGATTACTTCATCGTCGATGAAGATTCTATAAATCTCTTCCATTTTTCACCACAGCTTCTTCGCTTCTTCCACGATTTCTTTCCAGTCTCTGTTCCACGGAAAGTCGATTTCGCACAGGCGGATCTTTTTCTTTGTGGAGCGGTCGTTGTAGCAAACCGCTTCATGCTCCAAGTCGACACCGAAATAAGGGAATTCGCCTCTCCAGCGCAGAGCATAATCGAAAATGGTCTCATCGTGGTCGAGGTAGCCTTTTTTGATGGATCCGTCGTCAAGATAGTCGATGAAGCTCATAAACTCTTCGGTGTTTTCAGTCGCTATCGCGGCTTCAGACTCCTTGATCATCTGAGCGGCTTCTTCCAGCGAATAAAATCTTGTTTCGCTCATTGAAAGTTTTGCTCCTCGTCAGTCATAAAGAAATGGGAGATGGCAAACAGCGCCTAATGGCGTCTCCCGCGCCAAAGTCGATTAGAAGGGCAGGCTATCGACGCTTTCCACGGGCGTAAAGGCCGGAGCTTCGGCCGCGCTTGCCTGTCCACGGGCTTCACCGGAGGGGCTCAGGAATTCAACCTCATCGGCCCAGACTTCGAGGTTGGCGGCCGCCTGTCCGTTCTTGTTGGTGTAGGCGTTGGGCTCGCGCACAGCGCCGGTCACCAGAACCTTGCGGCCCTTGGCCAGGTACTTCTGGCAATTCTCGGCCAGCTTGTTCCAGGCAGTCACGCGAACATAAATCGGATTATTCTCGCCGCCGCGGTTGTTGTTGATGGCCACGCTGAAGGTGCAGGCGGTACTGCCATTCTTGGTGGTCGCAGTCTGAGGGTCACGAGTCAGGTTGCCGCTGAAGATAAACTTGTTCATTTTTTCTCCTTTTCTGCCTTTAAAAAGGCGTTCAAAAATTGTGATCTATTTCAAAATGCACCAGTGGGGCAATTTGAAACCAGTCTGTAGTTGTTGGCGAATGACACCAACACAAGCGGGCGCGGGGGTTCCGTCCCCCGCGAAAATCGAAGGGGTCAAGTCGGGCAAGTTAATGCGCTACTAAATATATATATAAATAAATAAGAAGTAGCGACTAAATTCTGTATGCGCTACCCCTCATTTCATTCGCTCTAGAAGCTGTCACAGCAACTCAGCTTATTAACTCCGCTCTTCAAACTACTAGTCGCGGCTATCAACCGTACTAAACATGTAGCGGCTAAAGAAACTAAGCGCATAGCGCTACAAGTTTCTCATTGCTTTGCCAAAGTCTCTTTAGCGCTATATAAAGAATAGGGTTTTATTTTTTGGGCGACTAGGAGATTCAGTCACGTAGGCTAGAAGAGGGAGTATAAGCAGCTCAAAGGAGGGACGAAAAAAGGGGAAAAGAACTGTTGCGCTTTTACTTGGGTTAAGCGGCGAAGACAATCTCATCCACTTCGTCTTCATACGCGGCTTTTCCATGGTAGTAGCCAATGCTCATTCCAGTCGCCTTGCAGAGCGCAGTCATCTTTCCTACCTTCGGAGATACGCCGCGCTTCTCATAGGCGATGATGTCGTACACGGTAAATCTTACCTTGTACTCCTTGGCGTATCCATTCACGAGCGTGGCGAACTGCTCACGGGAAAGGTGATGCGCCTTGCGGTAACGAAGGATGGCTTCTCCGGCAGTCATTCGTTTTCCGCTCAGGGAGGGAATAGAAGCGAAGAAATTGTACTTAATCGGATGCTTAACCTTAACACTCATTCTTTTTGTTCTCCTTTTTTTGTTAATTAATATTTTTTAATGGTCGGCAGTCATACGGCGCGTAATTACGCAGCTTTATCAGAGAAGATGTCGGCCCAGTAGGGATCGAGGTGAGAGTTGTCCAGCTCACTGGTGTTGTAGCCGGTGAAGTAGGCATAGGACATGCCAGTCGCGCGGCAGATGGCAGTTAGCTTATCGATCTTCGGAGTGATCCGATAGGTCTCATAGCCGTATACGTCGGCGTAGGTCAGTCGAGAGCCGTAGCGCTCGGCGTAGGCGTTCACCATTTCGGCGAACTGCAGGCGTGAGAGGCCGTGATGCAGGCGATAGGCCTTGATTGCCTCGCCAGTGATCTGTTGCTGCTGTCCAATGCCAAAGGTCATTGGGATCCATTTGTGACCGTAGGGATTCTTCACCATCTTGCTCTGCCACACCATTTTTCTCATTGCTGTCATTCTCCTTTTTCGCTTTTCTTTATTTTGTTGAGGGTCCGAGCGCGATCAGAAACTTGCGCTCATAGTATTACAGTATAGTCGCATTTTTTAGGCGACCCAGCGCTCTTCTTCCTCTTCGCCGTCGAAGCATTCTTCTTCGCTTTCCAGCCAGTCGAAGTCGTCCCAGTCTTCAGGGTCGTCGTCATAAGGGAAGACGTCGGCCATGGAGTCGATGCCATAGGTGTACCAGATAAAGTCGTGGGTTATCGCCCACGTTTCGGCCTCTTCAATGTCTTCAAAGGGCCCGTCATAGCGATAGCCGTCAAGGGTATCGCCTTTGATGTAAATCATGTTCTTTACTCCTTTTCAGTCTGCGGCAAAGGGCCGCGAAGTCATCGTCGCTGAGCGCCGCCAGTCGAGGCAGAATGGCCTCAAGAGGCTGGTAGCGCAGATCAAAGAGAGAAATCCGTCGTTGCTGCTTCGGCCCCGCTGGAGCAAAGAAGCAGCGCTTGCTGGTCAGTTGAGGGTCGAGCGAGGCATAAAGCTTCGCCCTGTCCCAGTGAATCGAGAGGCAGTCGCCGCTCACCGAAATCAGTCCATGGGCATCGAGCTCCGCTCGGTTACGACACACCTGACTTCGGCTCTGGCCCGTCGCGTCTGCGATCATTTGCAGCGCAGGCCTGAATCCGTTCGAGCGTGCAGCGTAAAAGAGGAGCAAGGCACGCTCCCCTTTGCCCATGTGTATGGCGGCGGCAGCGTCGGCCGCTATCGCGACGAGGTTGTCATCGCGCTTATAGCCGACATGCCGAATGCGAGGCGGCGTCATTGAGCGACGCCTGCCCACAGCTCAGGCTTTGTTGGACCGCAGTCGACAATCGTACATGGATGCAGATCGTTCTTGACCGCGTATTCCATGGCCTCTGGCAGGTCCAGGCAAAAGGCTATGTCGTGGACGAAGCCAGCATTATCCAGAAATTTGTAGGTGTTCATTCGTTACAACCCCCTTAGCAGTTCGGTCAGGTTGGTACAGATAGCATCTTTGGGCCAGACTGTGTTCTTCATGAACCATTCGCCGGCCTCAATCACGTTCTCCGCCGTCGTATATGCGATCAGGCGGCCGTCAAGGATCAGGGCATACTGCGGGTTCTGTTCTTTCATGTTACCTCCTTAAGTCTTTCATCCTGAACTTGTAGGGTTTCATGGCGGCCATCCAGAGTCGCCGCCGAACCGCATCGAAAACGATTTTCATTCTTCACCTTTCTTTCGCCCTTAATAAGGCAAAAATACAAACCTCTCATTTTCGGATGAGTATTTGGTCATCCGCGAAGCCGGAGGTAAATATTTCTCCCTTATTAAGGGCGTTTCGTAAGCGGAAAACGGTGCTTAGAAGTGATTGAAATAGTGCGCATCGATATTTCCGAAGTAATCCATCACCAAGATGCTGTCAGTCTCGGGCTGATACCAGACCTCCAGCGTCTTCATGGTGTACTGGCTGGAGACGAACCATCCGATAGCGAAGGACACGAGAATCGTGATCAGCCCTGAGAGCAGTCGGTAGAACAGGTCGGTGAGCCGATCCATTTTCGATATTGCCATTACGCAACCTCCTTCTTAGTTGTGGCGCTCATAGCGCGCTCGACGCGGGCCGTCAGTGCGGATTCGGTCTTAGCTTCGGCAGCGGGTTCAGCCTTGGCAGTGCCAGCGGAAGCAGTCTTCGCAGCCTTGATAGCGGCGTTCACCATAGCCTTGAATTCCATGGAGTGCTGTTCACGGTTATCGGCGGTCCAGCCGTAGGTTTCTGCGCGGTTGATCGCCTTGGAGTACGTGTCGTTAATCTTAATCAGGTCAAAGCGGTTTCCGTCTTTGCCGTTCGCGAAATAATTGAGAACGGTCTTCCACAGCTCAGTGTTCGCGCGGTGAGTGTTATAGATTCCCTTCTCCAGCGCGGAGAAACCAAACAGCTGGATGCGGGCATTCTTGCTGAAGCCGGCGTAAGTGTGCATTCCGTGCTGGGCGTATGTGTTCTTGCGAGGATCGCCGTTGATCAGGTACATCAGCGCCTTGAGCTCAGCCTCGTCACGGCTTTTGCAGCCTTTGATAGACAGCGGATTCATCCAAAGCCGCTCGGTCACACGGCCAGTGTAGGCCACCACATAGCCGGTTCCATTGGAGTATGCGAATTCGCAAGTTACGTATCCGAAGTTATTGTTTACAACGTTTCTCATTTTTAAGCTCCTTTCGATTGGGGGCGAATCGCCCATTATTCACAGGGTATTGGCATCTGGTAGCACTGATAATGTTCAATGCTCAAGAAACAAAACCCGCCCCTTGCTTCGGACATAGGGGTGCTGGTTTACAGCACAGATAGTTGGCGCTACCCATGCTGCCGTCGCCAAACGGGACCTGCGTCGTGCGCACTCAGCAGGTGCGGTTTTGTTACTGCTGTTCCGCTAAACAGCCACGATTAAGGCTCATTCACCCCAACACTCCTCAGTTGGCTAGGCCCTGGTCTTACGACCTCCCGACATCCCGGGCTTCAGGAAGCACGTGCTTAACCCATACGTTTCTCGGGGCATGTATCAACCAGACATGCAGCTGGCGGCACCTCTACGGATGCTCGCGTACTTCTTGGGCTTATGGCGCCATAGAGAAAATAAAGTGCTAGGCACTGAAGAAGTGCGGTTTTCGCATGCTACCGCCAAGCATCTGATCTTATCCTGGATCAGCGGATCGGGCTTTATTTTCAGCAGGTTGCTTCTGCTGGAGCAGTTTAATGTCATGCAGGCTGGACATTGATCCGTTTGCGTCACTCGCCAGCACTTGGGTGTTTAGACACACATCAATGCGTCACCCGAAAGTGGATCGTGCTGGCATACCGCGTCCCCGCTCCCCATCGGAAACGCGGCTTACTGCGCGCAGGCAGGAGGTGGACCTGCGCCAGGTTCAGGCACTTGAGCAGCGAGATTGGGCGCGAAGCAGCCGACCTCGCCGGTCAAGGGTCTGAATCACCGAAGCTTGCGTGCGAGCAGGTTTGCTTCGGCAATCATGGTGTAGAGGTGCTGAGGCCAGTAGCCGTCGCTCTCATCGATTTCGTGCTGGATTTCCTGCTCCAGCTTGGCAAGCTTTTCCTGAATGCTCATGCTTAGCATCCCCTTTCGTTTTGTTTCGCAAGCGGGCGCGCGGGCTCCGTCCCGCGCAATCAACCGGCTTGCCGGAAAATCCCGTGGCCCTAAAAATCTAAGCCGCCAGGTTTTCAGAGCTCCGAAGAGCTCTTTCACCGGTGGGCGCGCGGGTTCCGCCCCGCGCTCCAAGTTCCAAGACCCAAGAGTTTTCCTCTCAGGTCTTTCACCAGTGGGCGCGCGGGCTCCGTCCCGCGCATTGCCTCGGTTCGGCGCAAGCCGGGACAACGTCTCAGCCGCGCCGATAATCTCCGACACACAACGGCGACACAAACGCCATCGCAGTCTCGGAGATTCACAAGTGGGTGAGCGGGCTCCGCCCCGCTCTCGGCTTCGGCCAAGCCGGGTGAGCGGCGCGAAAAAATCCCGCCCCCCAGAAAAATCTCCCCCTCGGGCCGCCCAAGAAAGCGGGAGCCTTACGGCTACCCGCAATCAGGGGCTAACGACCGGGTCCAGCATGATCGCTCACGATGGGCCCGGATAGGTTAGCCTCCGATCAAATTGGGAATACCTTCTTCCCCGCGTCTTTCATTCGAGCGCAAACGCGGGGAGGAAACATATCACCGAGATATCTTATGGTATTTAACATCGCGGCGCGCGGAGTCTTTTCGGGATAGCCGGTTCCGCCGGCGTATTCCCTCATGTCCGTTATTTGAACCAGATACCCATCAGGGTCATTGCAAACAACGAACAGATATGAACCATAAGTGTATTCCATTATTTTTTCTCCTTTCTTCAGAAGACATTAGGCAATGTCTTCAAGCATGTCGTCGTAAACGCTGTAATCAGCGTTTTCGTTTGCGGCGTCGTCGGTCAGGCCGATTCCGGTCTGCAGACCTCTGTTGCGAAGAAGAATCGCACGGAGCGCCATTCCGGCATAGATATCAACCCATCCTTCGAACATGATGTTGAAGATTTCTATTCTCTTTTCGTAGTCTTTCACAGTTTCATTCTTGCGCTGTACGGGATACTGCAGCTTGACGAAAGTGTGGAATGTGACTGCGTCGTATACGTCTTCAGGCAGCCTGCCGTTCAGCGCGGCCCACTCGTTGAGACGTACGATTCCAGCATACCGTTTAAACGCACGAGCGTTCTTCAGAGCTGCGTTGTACGCGAAAACATCGTTCTCGATGTTTGCGAAACCGTCTCTGATCTCTTTCAGTTCACGACCGGTTTCGAAACAGATTTCTTTCCAGAGACCCTGTCCTTCATAATGGCCGGTCTCTTTGCAGTACTCGCCATCATCGAAAAGTTCGTCACATCCGCGGTATCCGAAGCTCTTTCCTCCGTTGCGGGCTCCGTTGTAATCGTACAGAAGCTCATTTACGGAGAACTGCGCAACACCGGTGAGATCTATGTTCAGATCAGCAGCCACCTTGTTTAACACAGCAGCTCTGAGCTCGTCGCCATTTCCTTTGCCATGACGAGGAGCACACTTCTTATTTCCAAGGTGCTTCTCTTCATTGCTCGGATGCTGGTTGTCCTTCGCCTGCATGGCATAGCGGGGCATCGGACGGGTTATGGTATGACCGTTGTCATCGGTCAGAATATTTCCAGCTTCGTCCTTGACGGCAATTGCATCAAGCACGAAATCCGGGACGGTCACATCGCCCATACCATGTTTCGACGCGTCGACGAATACGTTGACTGCCATTACTAACCAGCAGGCGGCTTTGTGATCGTACAGCTTCGCACCGAACCCAACGAGTGAAGTCAGTACGTCGCACCAATGACCGAGCTGGCTCTGCTTTGTAAGACCGCAGAAGTACTCTATCATTGATTCTTTCGTGACCACGTGCTTCTGTGTACTCGGAGCAACCCAGTCAATCAGACGGCCACCAGTGAACTCGGCGGCAGACTTAGCCAGCTTAATCACAGCGGCGACAAATGAGAGGAAGATATGATCGCCATCATGGTCGCCGCGGATTCTTGTCGTTTCATAGCTGTTCACTGATGCATAGCAGGTTGTGCTCCACGTAAATGCCCAAGACCATTCGCCAAAGTCCTTGTCGACATGCACAAGGCACTGAGCCTGCGCATCGGTGCTGGGATTACGGCTCATCACGCCTTCGAATCCTTTTTCGTTGATGGCGCATACAACGTGCCCAGCTTTAATTTCGCCCGTTACATAGTCCTCTTCTTTGGGGAACTTCTTCTGGAGCTCTTCACTAATGTCAGAGCAAGCCCATGCAACATGCTGGGCCATTGCAACAGGGTCTTTTCCAAGGAAAAGATAATGTGCATTTCCGTGCGTCTTTCCGCCTGTGGCTTCGGCATACAGTTTATTGTATGTATCCTTAATTCTCTTTGTTACCCAGGGATGGCGCAGAAGACCGGGGCACATACGTACGATCTTAGACATTTCTCCGCCGAGGAGAGCAATGGCATTATCCTTGTTCTGATATGACATAAGTTTGTTGACTTCTTTGTCGATTATCTCAGCGAGGGCTTCTTTGTCTCCGCCTACCATTGACTGCAGTTGCTGGAACGGCAGCGCATGCAGTTTGTCTGTATGCTCTTTGATAAGCACACGCAGGGAATGTCCCTGCCGACGGAAGGCTTCGCAGTATTCCTGCCAACTGTGATAATGTCCATTTTCGCCGATACTGGCTTTAAATACAGACTCATCTGCCAGAATGACGATATCGTCGATGTCCATGAGGCGACCGTCTTTTGTTCTGACATATTTGACTCCGAGTTTTCTTAGTACTGCATGGAAGTCAAAGTCTTTTATTGTCAGACCTTTGAGCCACGGCCCGCGGAGCGTGAAGTTCTTTGCCTTCTTGAGCTTGCGAAGAATGCGTTTCTTTTCTTCCGGCGTTTTGCCGTCAAGATACTTCTTCAGCATCTTGTCAGAAATATGGAAGGCTGCTTGTCCATCAAACATATTTTCGATAACATCGCGAACTACGTCGATATCGACTGTTCCTTTCTCGATATCCACGAAGTCAACTCGCTGGTTCGGGAATACTTTCTTGTATTCCTTAGTCAGCGCAATTGCTTCTGGCTCGATGTTGATTCCTATGTAGTCCTCAAGCTTAATTGTCCCGGGCAGGTTAAGCCCCATGTAGGCCGCCAGCTTCGCCTCTGTGGCGACGCCTTCTTTTCGTGCTTCGCAGGTGACGAAGTTGTACACGATGTCGTATACATCCTCGCGTACGAAGATCGCCTCACATTTTCTTCCTGCGTTTGTTCCGTGGAACATGACGCGGAACTTCTTGCCGCCGCGCGCGGTGAAACCGTTTCTGCACCATCTTTCCCACGCGGCCTTCTGTTCAATTTCCCTAGACGTGGGCTTATTGGGATTTTCTTTGATATAGCCCACAGCGGTGATCAAGACATCGTAACTCTCGTAGCCGTGGTCGATCAGAAACTCATCGAGAGCGCCTTGCGGCAGGGTGATGTCTTTCTTGACAACCATCTCCTTTACGGAATGCTTATTTGGATCATAATTTGCGAAGAAGGATACCTTGCTCCTCTTTGCCATCTGCGGCTTGACTTCTACGTCAAGCTCGTACTCGTCCGCATGGACGAGACGGCAGGAGAGCTCCCACCGCTGCTCCAGGATTTTCTCGGCATACTTCGGGCCAATGCCATTGATTCGCATCAGCTCGTCCGCTTCGAGGCGACCAACACCGTCAAAGGTCAGATTAGCGAGGAGCTCTGCAACCTCGCGGGCCGTCGTCTTGGGCATAGCCTGGAAGGCATGCCGGATTTTCTGCTCGACCTCGTCAGCGCGCTTGGAGCGCTCCTCAGCGATGCGTTCCCGGCGAGTTCCTTCCGGCTTCTTCGGCGCGGGCTGCTTCGCGGGTTTCATGGCGGCCTTGAGCTCGTTGATCTTGATCTCGGTACGGGCGATGTCGACGGGAGTGGTCTTGGCGACGGACTTGACAAACTTGTTGCTGTTGTTGATAATATCCATAGTACCTCCTTTGCGCTTTTTAGCGCAAAAACGTAAGCAATGCAGCTTCAACACTCTCGAAGTTCCTAAGCAGCATTGCTGTGGTGGTATGCGGCAGGGGCGTTTGGGGAAACGACCCCTGCTCTTGTTTTTGGCACAAGACGACCAGCTGTTTCCGCTTAAGCGATCCAAGCAGGACCCGCAGACTTTCGTACTGCATACGAGCTACGCATCGCAAATGAGACGATGTTTCGCTTGGCTTTTACCGTGGTGCACCGACTGAGGATGAAGCCTCCCGACCTCAGCCGGATTGATTGGGAACACTATAGCACATTTATTTTGTGCTTGCAAGCCCAAAGTGAATATTTTCTTTGGACTTGTGTGCTCTCAGGTGAACCCACCATGAACGATGGGCTCAACCGAGAGCGCATAAGCGCCCTCTATGTTAGAACGGAAGATCGTCTTTGTTTGAAAAGGCGACCTGATGGACACCCGCGTAGTGTTCACCAAATATTTCTTTGCCATATTTTTCCGCTTCCTTAACGGTGCGGAAACGGCAACTGGCGATCACCACAGTTCCTGTGAAAGCAGGATCTCCCTGCTCTTCCCAGACGTATGGGGAATAAAGGTTGTTCTGATGCAAGAGGCACTGTCCGTCGAATAGGTCTTCCTGAGTTAAGACAACGTTTGTGTTGTCCGTTACGGGGAATCGACTGAAGTCGATGGTAACGGGGATCACAGCACTCTTCATCATTTTCTTTTTCCTCCTTGGGCTTTACCCATATTCGATAAGTTCCCCTACCTGGCCGGGGTCCGGCGTGTGGCCTTGATTACGACCTAACCACATCTGGTCTGTGCGATTTGCCCTACGCACTCCGGGATACCCACCTGAACTCACCATGTAACACACGATGAGCTCAGGTAGGGAGCGCATTGACCCGCGCTCCAATGGTTCAACGGCGGTCTGCCCAGTGAAGACGCCACTGGTACTCAGCCGCCGTTGTCCTCCGCTCAAACTGAGCGAAGGAGTTTACGAAAATTGCGATCCAAGCTACCAGAGCGAGGATCGCAATAACCGTGGAGGCTATCTTTTTCATTTTGACTGCCTCCTTTCCCGACTATACGTGTCAATAACACGTCCGCCGAGACGAACTTCGATCCTTAAGGAATCAAAACCCTTAAAGGTGTCGAACTCCTCGGCATCATCGAGAAAACCAACTCGACGTGTCCACATAGTCATATTACGACCCGTCTTTGCTTCAAACCTGATCTCGTACTTCATTTCGCGAGACCTCCTTGAAATATATTTAATAACGGGTAGTGACCCCGTTATCATCAGCATGAAAAGGCCGTCTTTAAGCGTTAAGCTCAAAGGCGGCCTTAGTTTACGTTCAAAAATTTTTCGAAGCGTAAACTTCACTATAACTGTTCCCCCTCCAAACATCCCCTTTCTTTGTCACGCTTCGAAAATCCCCATAATGAGAAAAGAGACACCGTTTTTCCGGTGTCAGAAAGGTGATTATGATGGCACAGGTTTTGCAGATTGTAGCGGAGGATACGCGGGTTTGTCCGTGCTGTGGTGAAAGTCATGCGGTGCAGGAGTGCATTATTGCGCGGCGGATTGTAGCGCCGGGGATGGTGGCGCAGGTGCCGGGACGGTACTTTTACTGCGACAAGGCGGACGAATACTTTGAGGACCATGAGCTGCATGCGTGGAATGAGGCGCAGGTGGGTGGCTTTATGCCTCCTGTGACAGTCGAGTTTGGCGGCGCGGCCGCGGAAGGAATGATGGAAAATGAGCGAAATGATGGGGCGGCCAAGGCGGAAGCAGTATGACCGCGAGTATGGCACGGAGTGGCGTCTGGAGCGCGACTGGCTGGCGGAGCACGGCTTTGAGCCGACCTTTGTGAAGCGCGTCGGCGACGGCATAGAGCGGTACAAGTACAAGAAGACGGCGGCGCTCTTTGAGTGTGTGGCACTTTTCTATAGCGTGCAGGAAAGCGCGCGGAAGTGGCTGCAGGTGCAGCAGGACATTGCGGAGCGCGGCACGGTGGTCGACGCCGCCTGCGACGTTTTTGACGCAAAGTCCATTGCTAATGCCATTGATAAGGCGGCCATGGAGGATGATACGCTGTGAGCGTTGTAGAGACGAAACCATTGCCAACGAAGCAGGCGCCGCAGACGAAACTGTGTGTGCAGTGCAACAAGGTGAAACCGATTACGAAATTTTACAAGAACCGGGATTGGGCGGACGAGTACGGCTACGACAGGTGGTGCCGCGACTGCCTGGCCAAGTGCAAAACGCGCGAGGCCATGCGCGAGTACTGCTGGGAAAACCACCGGCACTGGGACGAGAAGATGTGGCAGGCCGCCAACAAGAAGGCAGCTTCTGAGGCGGCGAACAACATCGTCTACCAGAAATCTGGAACGGAGCGGCGCATGGAGCTTCTTGAGACGATGACCTGCGCGGTTCTGCCGACCTACTTCCCGATGTATTACAAATACGAGGACCCGACAAAGATAAGCGGCGCGCTTACCTACGAAGAGGCGAAGGAGCGCGGCGAAATCGAAGAGGCCGACGACATTGAGCGGCCGGAATGGAGCGACGAGTGGTACGGCGAGTACACGAAGCGCGACCTGGAGTGGCTGAACGACTACTATGAGCGGCTGAAGCACGACAATCAGGGGGCCGAGCTGGAGTTTGACGCTTACATGGAAGAGGCGGTGCACAACATTGCGGTGCAGACGCTGATCCTGAAGAAGCTTCAGATGGACTACCGGTCAGGCCGCGGTTCGATCAGCGACGTTAAGGACGCGCAGACGGTGCTGGACATGTTGACAAAGTCGACGAATCTGGCGGCGTGCAAGCGGAAACCGAAGGCGGACCAGCAGGCGCTGGCGGTCGGCGAAATCGCTCTTTATCTGGAGACGCACGGACATCCGTGTACGCGAAAAATCGAGTGGGAGCCCGACGACGTGGATAAGTCGATTGCGGAGCTCCACCATATTGTCCGGGCTGTAGGGCTGGATCAGTGAGGTGATGGCCCTTGGCGGCGACAGATTTTACTATGACGGAGGAGCAGATGGTGCTGTGGGAAGAGCAGATAATCTTCTGGCGGACCCATCTGGACATTGCCATCGAGGACATGTTCCCGCCTGTGAAGCTCACCCGTATTCAGCACGTGCTGGCGCGGGCTATCGGCAACTGCAGCGAAATCCGCGAGGTATGTTCGCGCGGACTGGGCAAAACTTTCCTTGGCATGCTTTGTATGGCGGCCATTGCGGTCCTCTACCCGGGGGCCGATCAAATTACGACGTCCAACACGGTGCTGCAGGCGAAGCTCATGTTTGAGAAGCTGCGGCAGCTGGCGGACCAGAATCCGAATCTGGCCAACGAGATCAAGGCGACAAACACGAAGAACCTCGTGACCATTAACAACGTGGGTGCACAGTGCATCTGGAAAAGCACGTCGGTATGCCGAGCCCTGCCGCTCGAAAGCGCGCGTGGACAGCGGGCCAAAGTGCTGTGGCAGGACGAAAGCTTACAGGTCGACGCTGAGCAGTACAACGAGATTGCCGAGCCTATCAAGAACACAACCCGGCTGACGGCGGCCACCTACGGCTTTAAGGACTTCCCGTCGAAATCCATCTGCATGACGAGCGCATGCGATAAGAGCAACGGCTTCTACAAGCAGTTCATGCACACGCTGACGGAGATGGCGCGCGGCGACACAGAGTCGTTTGCGTGCGCCCTCGACTACCAGTGCGCCGTCGACAACGGCATTACTGAGGCGGCTTTCTTCGAGCGGGAGCGCAAACGAATGCCGGAGAGCGCTTTCCTGCAGGAGTACGGAAGCATCTTCCTCGGAGCCAATGCGGACTCGGCTTTCCCTTACGAACTGGTGGAAGGCTGCCGCACCCTGAAGAAGGTGGAGATGGAGCAGCCGAAGAGCAGTAAGAGCCGCTACGTTATAGGGCTGGATATTGCTACGTCGGCGGCAAGCGGATCGGATAACAGCATTATCACCGTGATCAAGTTTGTGGAACGGTCTGACGGCACGTTCTTCCGAAAGCTTGTGAATATGCGCGCCTACAACGGCAAGTCGCTGGACTATCTGGCCGACGAGGTGCGCCGGCTTTACCACCTGAAATTTCCGAACGCGGAGAAGATTGTGTACGACGCTCGCGGCGTCGGCGACAGCTTCGACAAATTCATGGAGCGCGAGTGGGTGGACCCGGCAACCGGCAAGGAATTTGCGCCGCTTGTGTGCGACGATATTCCAAGTCCGAACCCGACGGCCATTCCTATGCTTCGGCCGTTCAGGGCTGTGCAGGCGCTCAACCAGCGCATTTACACAAACCTGCGGGTGGTACTTGAGAAGCGGACCATCGAGCTTCCGATCTCGTATCGGCAGATCCAGATGCTGGAGGCCGAGAAAACTTCGAAGGGCGACGACTCCAAGGCGCTGAGCATGCAGGAAAAGGACGTTTACCTGCAGACCGACGCCCTCCAGTTTGAGATGGGCAACGTGGTTATCAAAATCGGCGCGAGCGGCGGCGCTATCATCGATGTTCCTAAAGCATCCATGCATAAGGACCGCTACAGCTCGCTGGCGATGGCGAACGACTATATCTCCCAGATCGAGGAAGAAAACATCAAACGTATGCGGCACAACCTCGATTGTGTCGGCATTGTCGATATATTGTAAAAAGGACGGTGATGCCCCATGGGTATCTTCGACCGCTTCAGACGAAGCGCGAAAACCGAAGGCGGCATCGTGACCGCCGAGGCTGAAAAGAGGCAGAAGGTCTTTGTTGGGGCCGGGGCCGCGGACGGCGACGAATTTGTCCAAGTCTACGACAACAGCAACATAACCTATAGCGGCGAGCTTGCGGACTATGACTACACGTCGATTCTGCGGAATAAGCAGGACAACATTGTAGACCTGTTCCAGCTGTCCGACTATTACTGCGACGCGGACCCAATCTGCCACGGCATCGTTTATCACGTATTTGTGCCGTTCGGCAACAGCAGCCCGTGGTATCTGACGGGCGACAACGAAAAGACGCTTCGTATCTATGAGGACTACTATAAGCGGATCAGGCTTAGCGAAGTCTTCGACGATATTTTCACACACCTTGCAAAATACAATAACTGTGTCCTGTACGTGCTGGATGGCAACATCATCACGCTTCCGATTCATAAGTGCAGGATTTCCAACACGATGCTGAACAGGCAGCCCCTCGTCGAGCTCGACGTGCAGAGCATTCAGACGGAGTGGAAGATGAAGGGCTACACCGTGCAGCAGGACTGGATTAAGGATAACGAGCTTGAGTACGCCTTCAAGGGCTATCCGCCCGAGGTGCAGACGGCGCTGAACGCTGGCGCACAGTATGCTCAGATGAATCCTGAGAACACCTTTGTGATTCAGGGGCCACACGAAGGCTGGATGCGGTGGGCTGTGCCGTGGATTGCGGCGGCCCTCCCGGCGCTTTCGCGTAAGGAGCTGATCCGCGAATACGAGGTCGCCATGCTGAACCTGAAACGCAAATCCATTTTCCATGTCCGCTACGGCGACGAGAAAAAGGGTGCTGACATTCTACCCGACCGCGAACAGCTGGTAGCAGTGCGCAGCCTTTTCCGTCAAGGCATGAACGGGTTCCCGCTGGTGGTTACCAATCAGCTGGCCAAGGCCGAAATTCTGAGTGCCGACCTTAGTGACCTGTACCAGTGGCCGATTTACAGCACCGTCAACGAGGAGATTCTCAGCGCTGGCGGTATCAGCGGCATTCTGGTAACGGGCACGTCCGACGAAGGTTCCACCTTCTCAACGGCGCAGGTTTCGACCCAGATGGCCGAGGCCCGTATTAACGCCATGCGAGAAGAGATCTGCGACATCATGAACCGGATCAACGGCCGCATGACTGAGTGGATTGAAGGAACCTACAACCTGAAAGAGACTCCGCAGTTCCACTTTGCGCCGCTTGATATGAGCGGCAAAAAGGCGCTGCGCGAAGCGTGCAACGATCTGTGGACCAAGGGCGTTGTCAGCACCAAGACCATGATGGAGAACAACGGTTACAGCATGGAGCTGGAGCGGAAGCAGCGCGAGAAGGAATCCTCTGAAGGAATCGACGAGACCTTTATGCCCCGCGAAATGAAATATCAGCAGGCGGCCGCGGCGAAAACCGAGGGTCAAGAACAGACAGAAGGCGCGCCTGCCAACGGACGACACGCAGGCGGCAGGCCGAAGAAGAGCGACAGCGAACGGACAAGCTCGCCCGATAAGGCCGCCTCTGGAGCACAGCCAAAGCCAAGCAACCCTGAAGGATCTGAGTCCGGGTAAAGGAGATGGTTGAATGATGCATGCGATTACCCTCGCGACCGCCATGGCGTTTACCGCGTGGATGATTTATAAGGCCAACCACTGGTGGGACGACTATGACGTGACCTCCACAGAATGGGCCGAATGACGTAGCTCGCGTCATGAAATAACGCAGCGCGCGTGACTGACGCATTGGACCGAACCGCGCCCAAAGCGGCGCACACAATTTCTTTGGACCTTTTCAGTTGAGTGCCGGCCTCATCAGCTGCCGGCTTTCGAACTCCGCACAAGTGACTGTCTCGAAGCGGGTGCGGCCGCCAGGACAGACAGCCGATCGTGGTTAGCGTACCTATAAGCGCAGGCGCACGGGAAGATCCCGGCGTAACGCGTGCTCAAGGCCAAGGGCACGCCCCCCTGCTTCGGTAGCTCAGTTGGCAGAGCAACCGGCTGTTAACCGGTCGGTCGAAGGTTCGAGTCCTTCTCGAAGCGCCAAATATCCCGGGCTTGTCCCGTCGATATAAATATCTGCGCTCAGCCGCGCATCTGCTCCTACCGGATGCGATGGTGAAAGCAAGTCAGGAGAATGCAACATGCAGACACCGATTGTCAATCGGTTCGTTGCGGCTGCCTCCGAAATCGCGAGTTCTGATCTTTACATGACTGTGAAAGCCACCATGTTCACCTCTCCTTCGGCGAACCTGAATGGAGTGCGGTGCACGGCGGCTTTTATTGACGAGATTGTGGAGCATCAGGAAAAGTACATCGGCCTTCCCCTTTGTGCAGATATGACAAAACTGGAGAATGGCCTGTACAGGAATCTAGGTCACTGTTACAACAGCCGAACCGGCACGTTCTCGTCCACCATGATAGGGTCCTTCTACAAGTTTGAGAAGGCGGCCCTGAGCGAGAGCGAAACTGCCCTTATCGGGTATGCGCGTGTTCTGAAGCGGAACAAAAAGGTTTGCCGCGCGATCAGCGAACTGTTTGCGGAAGGCAACCTGAAATTCAGCTTTGAGATCACGTGCGGCGAATACGAAAAGCTTAACGACGGCACAATCCGCATCGATGCTTCTGAAAAGAATTTTATCGAGGGAATGGCCATCGTGTCCATGCCGGCTTGTCCAGACGCGGTTGCGCTGGAACTTGTTGCTGAAATTACAGGGATCGGAAAGGAGGCAGAGCCCATGACGAACGAAGACAAAATCCAGGCCGCCGAAAAGCAGCCTGAAGATGAAGCCACAAAAAATGTGGCTGAAAATACAGAAACGGCCGAAAAATATGTGACCGAGACGCACGTCGAGCACGAGCGCGTTTCCACATATGACACCGAAACCGGTGTTAGCACCGAGACCACCGTGACGGTCGAGCAGAACGTCAGCGGTCCTGCGGTTACGGCCGAGGACGAAGCGACCCAGCAGGCGGGTGCTGTCACCGCCGCCAAGGATGAAGAGGACAATAAGCCCGTCTTCAACCCTGACGAAGTTGACGCGACCGCACCTGTTGTGGAGAATGCACAGCCCGAAACGAATCAGAATACCAATAACAACGCTCAGAGCGAAAACACTCAGACCCAGAACGATAATCCTGCGGAACCTGGGAACGATAATCCCGGCGAAGTTGTTGGTTCGTGCGGCAAGAAGGAAAAGGAAAATGCCGCCGCTGATGAGGACGAAGAGAAGAAGGAGCCTGACAGCTCCGACGACTCCGGCGAACCTGAGGAAGAGGACGAAAAGAAGAAGGAGAACGCCGAGCTTGCCGCGATTATCGCCGAGCTCAAGGAGTTCGTTTCGACCTTGAAGACTCAAAACGACGAGCTGAAACAGGAGATCGCCGAAATGAAGGATCACATGACGGGCAAAGTTGTGGCGGAGGCCGCGACTGAAGTTAACCCCTTCATGGATAATATCTCTCTTGGGGAAACCGGATACCGGCTCCTGCAGGAGAAGCCAAAGCAGACGTCCTACCGCCTGCTGAATTAAATCTCATATTATGGAGAAAGAAGTGAAAGCGAATGGCTGGATATATGACCAAACTGCAGGGATACCTGTATGAAGGCGAATATGTCAACGGCGAGACCAACCCCGTCGAAAACGGCGTGCTGGTTGTGATCGACAACACCACCGGCAAGATGAAGCTGCCCGGTGCCGCTGACACGACTTCCAAGTTTACCTGCAAGGAAGTTACGACTATTTACGGCAAGCCTGCTTACCGCTTTATCGTGGAAAAGCTGAATGCCAACTACTACTTTGTCGAGAACGGCTACGAGTTCAACGACGCGGAAGAGTACGATCTGACTCTGTACTCCACCAAGCCCGGGAAATTCCTGCGGGCCCATCCGCTGCTTGTGGGCGAAGAGTTTGTGACCGATAAGGTGACCGGAACCATCGCCGCCAAGACCCAGTATGGCGTTAAGGCCGACGGTACGATCGGTTAACAGAGGAGGGAAACGAAATGATTAAGGAAATCAAGAAAAACAGCGATTTCATTAAAGTTCTCGCCTCCCAGGCTGCCGGTCGCGCTGTGAAACCGGAAGACGCTGAAGAGGCGGCTAAGATTGTGGCGGAGCTGCTGAATGACGAAACCGCCAATAACGACAAGCTGATTGCGCAGACCATCGGTTATGCTGTGCAGGAGCTGCAGAGCCGCGAGCTGGACTTCCTGTCCCAGATTGCGGACATCAAGACCGTCCCTGTCCGTGGCAAGGCCATGTTCAATGTGAAGCTGGGCGGCATCAAGGCTTATTTCCAGGCCAAGGGTTCCACCACTGCGCGCAGCTACGTGGCTGACAAGCAGGTTTCTCTGGAAACCGAAGAGATCTCCGCGCGGCCAGCGATCAACATCATCGATCTGCGGGCCGGTCATGTGAACATCGCCGAGCTGATCCGTGATGCCAACCGCGAAATGACCCTGATGAAGCTGAAGAAGATCGAAGCCGTCCTGCATGACGCTATCGACGATCTGGGCCGTCCTTACTACGGCACCGGCACGGGCATCGTGCAGGCCACTCTGGACGAGCAGATTGCTTACTTCAGCCGTCTGGGCAAGGTCACCCTGCTGGGCGATCAGGCCGCTGTGAGCCAGCTGGCCGGCGTTACCGGTATGGTGATGAATCCCGGCGCTACCGTGCCTTCCTGGCAGCGGAGCGGCAACATGGTCGATGAGTTCAACAACAATGGCTTCATCGGCACCTACAAGGGCTGCAACGTGATCGTGATGCCTAACGGCTATCGCGACGACGAGACGACCCCCATTCTGGATCCTGACTGGATCTACATCATCCCCGCCGGAATGACCGGCGACGCTCGCAATCTGAAGGTTGTGAACGAGGGCGGCCTGAACTCCATGGCTTCCCAGAATATCGATGACCTGACCTACGAAGTGCGGCTGGATCAGTGGTTCGGCGCTGGTTTCATCACCGGCAAGAAGCCCACGATCGGCGCTTACAAGATTGGCCATTAATTGATACTTACGGTTCCGGGGCTCCTGTGTGGGCCCCGGACCTTTTTAATGCAAGGCGAAAGGAATGAAGGAAATATGATGATTAACGGCGACGAAAGATATCGCGTCTGGAACCGGGCTAAGTTTTCCATCGGCCTGAGGCTGATGAACGGTGTCGAAATGAACATTCTGCCGGGAAGCTTTCAGATCCTGACTGTAAACGACATCATCTATATTGAGGCGACCTTCACGACCAGCAAGTTCTTCGGCAAGAAGCTGCTGGTAATTACGGACGACCAGAACCACGAGGTTGCCATCGATACGCTGGGACTGCAGAGTCCCGACGAAAATGCCCATCAAAATGACGATGAGATTATTGCGCACCTGAAGTCCTCGACAAAGAAGCTGGAAGAGTGGATCTCCGGCATCGAGGACCGGGAGGAGCTGCATGCCATATACGAGGTGGCGAAGTCCATTGAGGCGGACATCCCACTGAGCAAAATTAAAATTCTGAAGAAGTACATGCCTGACAAAGACTGGCTGGACGATATGGGATAAGCGCGTAGACGCGCAGAAAGGGGGCGCTGCCCATGTCTTTTTCAATTCGAAGAGCCGTGGAATTCCTGCAGGATGAGGTTGCCGACCAGTGGACACCGGAGCCGCTGACTGTGGGCCAGTACGAAGGAATGGTCCTTTACGGGATTAAGCGGCTTTACACCGACACGGGTCGGGCGCTCGCCTACGATACCAGCAACTATACCATGGACGAGGAGGAAGGCCTGCTGTTCAACGAAGACCTTCCCGTTGACGAGCAGGAGTACGTCATGCTGTGCGCCAAGATCAGTTTCTTCAAGCGCGTGCAGACGGAGGCCAACAATGCCGTTGACTACAGCACCAACGCCATCAAGGTAAGCGGCGTCGGCAAACGCATGGACGCCATCAAGGGAACACTTGACGATCTTGAGGCGCGGCGGCGCGAGCTCTTCTACCATATGCCGCGGTATACGCTGGATTACGCGATCACGGACTAAAGGGTGAGGAAATTGGACAATGATTTTACCGTGACGGTCAACTACTACAGCAGGGCCGACCAGAGTTTCGTTACCCAGAGCTACGGTTTCAATGAGTATACGGAGATGCTGAAGGTCGGCCTCATGCGTATCCTGACCGATGTAGAGGACGCTTTCTATCGATTCAACGATGAGCGGCCCCCAGAGGAATGGGACGAAAAAAGTGCCAAGGAGTTTGCGCACATACGGCGCAAGATTCTGGATCAGGCCAACGCCATTGCGCGCCTGCCGGAAACGACCCGCTGCAAAGGGCTGCCGATCGGATCGCGCAGCCTAAGCGACCTGATTGCGCAGGCGCTGTCAGGCGACGACGACGTAAAGTAAGGAGTGGGCACATGAGCCGCAAATACGTTGCGGAGAGGTCCAAGACGCGGTTCTACCTGCCGCCTACGCTTGAGTCGGACTTCGACCGCTTTCTTGATAACGATCTTCCGAATCAGGTCATGGACTTTGAGCTGATTGACGACTGGTATGCCAAGAAGGAAGACGAAAACTATAAGCAGGTTTTCATACGCGGCGAGCTTTATCCCGATTCCACGAAGAGCCGCTACGAAGACACTGACAACAACATGAACATCCGCTGTTCGCTGAGCAGCGGAATTAAAAAGGGCGATATCGTGATCCCGTCCAACAGGTTCGAAATCTTCGTGCTGGACTGGGAAGTTGCGCCCGAATCCAACAACCTGCCGAGCCGCGCCCTCAGGTGCAATATGTACCTGACGGTGAAGCGGTGGATGGAAGAAGAGACAGACGACGACGGCTTCCTTGTTGAAGAGGAAGGCTGGCGCAACATCTGTGAGAAGATGCCATCCAACGCTTACCGTTATGATGGGCGGCCTGAATACAGCGCCATCCGGGATACCCCCGGTATTGCGCCAAACGCGCTGACGCTGCTGACGACGCAGTACAACCGCTACACAAAGAACATCCGCACGGACGACCGCTTTGTGTGGGGCAACGATGAGTATACGATTGTTGACGTGAACTACGTAGGAGTCGGTCTCGATGAGCGCGGTACCATTAAACTGCAGGCCAAAAAGACGGCGGGCGGTGAGCTGGCATGATAGATATCGCTGGAGCGATACAGGATCAGGTAAGAGAAAAAGTAGATGCCGCTGTAGACGAAAAGATTCAGGAGATCATTCAGACGGTGCAGGCGCGCTGGGAAGACCGGGTGAATCGGCGCATTGCCGAGGCCCAATGGGCCGTGGAACAAGGCAAGATTTACAACCCGGATCACGCCCTTCTAAAAATGTACGAGGCTTACCGCTGGGTGGCCGACCATGTGCATCTGGGCGTGGAGATTGCGCGCGACAGCTCCGGCGCAAGTATTTCGATGACGGCGCAGTCCGACGACGACACCACTATCGACGGCTTCCGTCAGGAACGAATCGGCGAATGCATTGAAGATCTTACGAAGCTACTCAACTACTCTTACTTTTAATGGGGTGATAGCATGCCGAACGCATGGGTTAACGAATTCAACAACATCATCCGGCGCGTCATCTTCCCCGATCCTCGTCTTCGGGAACTGATGAATCTCCCGGAAGACACGACGATCATTACTTTTATCGATCGGTATTTCATAAGGGTCGGTACGTCGACTGTGCCGCTGAAGGACGAAGACGTGCGGATTGTGTACAACACTGTTGGCACCGGACTGGCGCAGGATGTTCATGTGCTGCGGCAGGAGCTGAGCTTCGATATTTATGTGAAGCTGAAGGCTCTCCATAACGTTGGCAACGACAGGCTCGTTTACCGAACGGAGCTGATTGCCGACAGGCTGAATGAAATGCTGACAAAACAATACGATGAGCGGCTCGGTGGATACAGGTTCCGCTGCATCGGGCGAAGCGAGCAAGGCACGAATACCATCGGGTACGTGCGCTACAACATCAGCTTCGCATACATGCGCACCGTATAAAGGGCGCTGACAACGGAGAAAGGGCCGTCTTAATTTATGATATCAGCGCAACAAGCGAAGGTAGGAGATTCGCAGCGGCGATGATATGAATAAATTACAAAGGAAGTGTTTTACATATGGAGTATGTAAAGCGGTTTGGTGGGTACATTGCTGACGTACCCAAGGTCTATCTGAAACGCTGCGGCGACGACAAGACCTTCGTTCTGGATGAAATTACTCAGGCTTCCGTGACTCCCAGCGTGAACACCGTTGAAATTAACGCTTAACTAACAGGCGCTTTATGGAGCGATCCATATCGAATAACCTGCCTAAACGGAGAAACTCTCAAGCATTTGAGACAACTTACCGTGCTAAATGCTCATAAGGAGAATGACATGATGATGATGATAACCTAGATTGGAAACCAGATATGATGAAACGAGTTAAAAGCCTAACGACTATCCCGAAAGGGAGTAGGCCGCAAGCGATTGGCGGTCGAAATGGCAGGGGTCTCTCCGAGACCGTGATATAGTCTTTTCCTGCGTGTGAACGCAGGCTGCGAAAGCGGGTGCAGTGTAGCGAGCTGTGCTGAAAACTAAAGGGTTGGTCCCTGTTCCCTGTGGCTGTGCTGCAGGGCCAGAGCACCTAAATCTCTTGGGTGCCATGACAGTAATGTTATGTAAAATCCTCTCCTAAACGGGGAAACTCCAATAAAGGACAATCCCGTGCTAAGTACAATAGCTTAGCTATTGTTAAATGCGTAACGACTATCGAAAGCGGCGAAAGCCAGCAAGTAGAGTACATCCAAGCGGATGGAAATGGAGAGCTCCGATATTCAAGATATCGGATGAAGAGATAGTCTGATCCGCCGTGTAATGCGGCGGCTGCCTTTATAGGCGGGTGTGGAGTAGCGAACCACACTGAACACAAATGTTGAGATGCAGATCACTTCCGGTAAGTTCGAGTCCGAGCTGTTCTCTTTTGCCAACAACAAGAATGTTTGGGAAAATGATGAAGCTTTCGAAGTTCCCGGAACCATGATCGAAGAGGTCAATGCGACCGACAACAGCATCACTCTGCCTCATCTGGCCAATGCTGGCTCTGTGCAGATTGACCAGCTGGAGGAAGACACTGCTGCCGGTGACGGCAAGTTCAAGACCGAAACCATCACCACCACCAAGGGTGAGCGCACTAAGATCACCTTTGAGGCGGCCATGGCTGGCAAGACTGTGCGCGTGAACTATACCTACGCCGCGAACGTTGACTACATCAACGTCGACAACAAGGCCAGCGCTATCTGCGAGGCCGTGCTGGAGTTCCCCGTGTATGACGACGGAACCAACTGCGCGCTGTCTGCGGTGCTGGGTCACGTGTATGTCAAGGTCTTCAAGGCTCGTATTACCCAGATGCCCGGTATGGACGGAAGCTACAAGAGCGCTTCTACGTTCCAGATGACCCTGAGCGCTCTGGATGCGAAGCGTGCCGACGAAGCTGTGTATCAGATCTATTATGTCCGTAACTGATTTGCGGGCAGTGGTTTAACAATATAAAGGGCGCGGGGCATTCCCCGCATAAGGCGTTGTTATAACCAGGGGGTGTTGCAACGCAAGCTGCAGCACCCCTTTTTTATTCGCGCCTTCGTGAAAGGACTGAAGGATGATGGAAGAAGAAGTCAGAGTGGCAACGGAAGCTGAACCGCTGCCTGATCAGGAAATGCCAAAGACGCCAGCAAAGCCAAAGAGGCGGCAGAAGAAAGTGCCTGTGCCTGAGCCTACGGAGCTGACGGCGGAAACGCCGCCTGAGGTTAACCGCGAAAATTATGTAAAGCTTGGCGGCCGCTGGGTAGAGATAAAGCCGACCAAGCTGAAGTATTTCAGGAACAGGACGGCGGCCATCTACAATGTGCTGAAGGCCATCCCGCTGGGCGACTTTCTGGCGTACAAGAAAGGCACGTTTGACGAGAAGCGCAGCAGCGACCAAATTTTGTTCGACTTTCTGACGGCAACGTTTGACGATGCTTCGCTGGTAACACAGTATTACGACGATATCACGGCCGACGATATTGAGCGGATTCTTGAGATCTTTGGCCGCGTTAATCATATATCTGAGAAAGAGGAAAAGGCAAGAAAAAACCGGGAAACCCAGACGACAACCTAACGCTTGAGGAGGCGGCTGCGGCCGTGGCGGTTCATCTGGGTGAAGCAGATGAAGGCAAAATCAACGAAATGTCCTACATCTGGTTTGAGCTTGTCCTGCAAGCGTTGGGCAAGCGGCTTAACTTTGAATCGATTGTAAACCTGCTTGGCAACGCCTTTGCGAAGGATGCTTCGAAGGCGGTGGCGGCGGCGAACCCGCTGAGGGCAGGAGATCGCGGAACCGGCGGAAGCGGCGCTATGTTTGCGCAGATGGCCGGCAATATTAAAGTCCTTGATGCCAAGAAGAGCGACGTGTTTGGCGACTCTACTTCTCCGCTGGGAGATATTGCATGGATCAAGAACGTTAAAAAGGAGTGACATGATTGGATATGATTGATGAAGTGGTGTATCGGTGGAACGAGATGGCGGCGTCTGTGGTGACGGTCGACCTCGACAAAAGCTGCGATGCGCCGTGCAATGATAAGTTTGCGTCCAACTGCGTGGCCCTGTGTTTCTTAGGGCCTGACTCGCCTTTTAAGGAAGGGAGCCAGCTGGACAGCGACTGGCAGGACATGATGTTTTTCTACAGACGGTGGCGTGACCGTGAGACACATACGGACTGCGCGTATAAAAAACGGTTTGTGCGGTTTGCGCAGAAGATTGTTGAGGCACATCCGCTCTGCCCGTTTGTTGAGGCTTACGACGACGAAAGCTTCGAAGCTCTGCAGGAGCAGGAGCTGCGCGAGGCCGAAGCTGAAGATGTGGCCAGCGAAACCTATGTGCCCGTTGAGAAGGTTGTGCCGGAGGAGCCTGTTCGATTTTTCAACATTTTTAAGCGGAAACGCGGAAAGTGAGGCGGCCCATGGACAAAAGCGAAATGTACAGAAAAGCAATTCAGTTCTGTATCGGTGGAAACGAAGACAATGGCCGCCACTATATAGAACCCATGTGGCGAGAGATTCTGGAGAACGAAGGTATTCAGATGAGCCCAGAAGAAGAGTCACGCATATTTGAAATGCTTCATCTCGCGGTTAAAAAAGCAGACGCTTTGCATGATAAGACAGGGTTCGTGGTCAACTGGATTTATGACGCCATCACGTCCAGCATTGATCCGGCGATGATGAAGGAAGAGAGCGAATATATTAAGAACGTTATGGATTATATGCGGCTGAATGATCAGCTGAAAGATAAGGAAAAGGAACTTAACGCCAGACAGGAAGTTATGGACGGCAAAGAGGACGTGGAGGAAATGTTCCCTCAGATGGAATTTGGAAAGCTGTAAAAGATATTGAAAAAGGCGGTCGGTTATGTGCCGGCCGCCAATATCTTTTTTACAAAGACTGTCTATGAAGATTTTTCAGCTTTCACCTTGCCACGTCTATCGCAACCATCTTTTCGCAAATTAATAAGGAGGAATGCTTATGGACGGTGTTATCCGTTTAAAAATCGAGGTCGACGGGAAAGACGTCGTCCAAGAGTTTCAAAGCATCACAGAGGCAAGTGCTGCTGTACAAAAGTCGATAGACGGTATTAAAGATAGCTCTAAAGGAGCGGTTTCTGAAACAGCCCGTTTTATAGAAGATAATCAAAAAGCTATCACGTCAAGCTTTGATCGCATTGGTGAAATTGACAAAGCTTTGTCAACTGGATATGTAAACGATTATCAGAAAGATTCCTTAACGCAGGAAAAGGAAATGCTTCGTCGTTCTATCGAAGCTACGATTAAGGATATAACCGACGTTTCAAGATTGTCGGATACTATATATAAAGAACTTGGTGGCGGCAAACGAAATGGTATGTTCAGCACTTTAACAGATTCTATGTCTGAACTTTTTTCCGTTGCCAAGCAATATGCACAAATAACTAAGACATTTGGAAATCAAGGCGTCAACGGATTATTCACAGATTCCGATATTGTTTCTGGTATGAAAACATATCAGCAGACAAGATCTATTATGTCCAAGCTCGGTCTTGGTATGGAATCGAAGCAGGCGAATGATATTTTATCTTATGTTGCAAAAGCATCTGTAGATCAACTTAAACGTAAAAATTTTGTTGGTCAGATTTCCAGAGGAGCCGAGACTCAGGATCATATTTTTAATAGTTTTGCGGAGATGCTTCCTGTTCAGTTTCGTGGAATTCACAACGGGGCGCCACAAGCAAACGTAGCCGACTCAGGTAAGCGCATCACTGCTGCGGAGATGAAGGTTGTAAAAGACCTCCTTGGAAGTAACCAATATTTTGCGGAAGCTGCAGAGAGAGTCGGCATAGCCAGAAGGCGCAACGGCGTCATGCAAGCTTACGGCGATATTGACCGAGGTATGATCAACGAGACAGCTGCATACCTATACAACACGATTATCAGTGGCGCAAAAGGTATGCCTATGTATGGCATAAAAGACGTTAATGACTCTGAAAAATGGGAAAACATAGCAAGAAAAACAAACAAACCATTTCTTGGAGGAATGAATGCGGCAAGGCAACTTAGTCAATTCATGCCATGGTTAGCTCCTCAAGCAAACACCGGAACAAAAAGATCTTTTTTCGAAAACGGCTATAATGATATCGGAACCATCGCTTTCGGGCCTCAAATCAAGCGTTATGAAGCGGCCAGATACAGTCTCGATGATCTTCGTAACGGAGTTCAGCTCAACGGTAAAACTCGGTTATATGACACTCCTGAATACCAGAATGATCTCGAAAGCGCAAGACAAAAGTATTTTGCTGTCGACCATAGTCTTCATCTCGAAAATATTTTCAAGCACCGTAAAAGCGGTATTATGCCAAGAAATAACGATGCAATAGATGACGTTATCTATCTTGCTCTGGACGAAAGACTTGGCAGGAGCGATTTGGATCAGAAAACTCGCGATCAGCTTGAACAGGAATATGCAAAATATATTGCTGAGGGTATTACCACAAACGTCAAAGGAAAAAGAATGCACTACTCTTTTTCGCGTGCAAATGGTGCAAGTGGTATAGGTTTTGAGTTTGTAGCAGATCCGTTATATAACGCGATTCGTAAAGATGATGAAAAATATTTTACAGCTGGACTTGGCGAACGTAGCTTTCGTAAATGGTCTGGCGCATCAAAAGCAATTGAATATGGAAACAAAAACGCAACAACAGGTCAAAACATTGCAGACCTGTATGGCTCAGATCTGCCAGAAAAACTAAATATTGCCATAGTTGACCTCGAAGAGGCGGCAAAAGGAACTGCTGCAGACGGTACAAAAACTGGTGCTGGTGTAAACGGTGTAAGCTGGATTAATTCAAAATATGTTCCTGGCGGCTTTCAGGCACGCATGCACGGTATCAAGAGTGCATTTAACGCTCTTGATTTCAATGGTCTTTCACGCATATTTGGTGATCAGCTTATGGCTCCCGGGCCAAACGGTTCCGTTACGAGGATTACTGGGGACGAAGATTTAATCCTGAACTGGGCTGATATTAAAAACGCAGAAGAAAGATTTGGACAAAGAGATGACAAAGGTCAGCTCATTAAGGACGCAAAAGGTAACACTGTTATGCGGCCTATTTCTGAGATCATGTCGGAAATCCAGCAGGATTATCAGAGATATGGTCTCTTTGTTTCAAGAACGATGGATCAGGCAAATGGCAATTCTCACTGGATGTCCAGACAGATGGCGCAAGTACTTGCCGGAGATAATGATTTTGCAAACATGACGTCAAAGGCTTTTCTTGATGAATACAATCGTGTTGGAACTATGGAAGGCGCTTTAGACACTGTATTTGCAGATGATTCTGAAACGAGAGATCTTATTCTTAGAACGAATGGTGCAATCATGGGTAGCCGAATGATCCAAGCTCGTATCGACGAATATCGCAAAACAATGCTCGACCGCGTCAGTAAAGGCGATGTTTTGTTGCCAAAGGAGCTTCGTGCTCAGAGAGCTATGGCAGGTGCTTGGGCTCCTAATGCGTTTATTGCCGGAATGAAGCAACTTAATGCGAGTGGCACCGGTCTCGTCAGTGACGGCGAACAAGGAACCTATTACGACACTATGAGACAGGGTCTGAACTTACAGCAGGCGCAGTTCTTGGATATGATTACAATGAAAGACGACGAAGTCGCTTTCGATAAATCCATGAGCAAAATCCTTGGTATTTACAGATATCCTGCCACCGTAAGAAGCGCGCAAAGATCGTCAAACGTTTTAAGAGAAGATTCAGCGCGCGGTGCTGCTATGCGTAGTGCCATGGCTCAACTCGGTGCTGACACTAACGCAATTTACGTAGCTCCATCCTCTCCTCTCATGGATCTTTTGCAAGACGCTGACTTTGACGGAGACGTTCTTGAATTAATTGACCTTGCTGTAAATCCGAACAATAAAAATAGAGATAAAGTTACAGCGGCAGAAATCGCAGATAGAGCATTTAAATTGGGTATGGAACGGCTCCAGAAGCAAATGGAAGCCGGAAAGATCTCTAGCGACGAATACGCCTCGAGACGCGATCGGCTTACTCACGATGTTTACCACGACGATGAATATAGCACGGAACTAAATGCGACCAAGATCGTTGGAGGAAAAGTCGTACCTGATATGGAAAAACGGATGAGGGCGGCTCTTACTATTTCACGTGTCGCATCGGCGGCCTCTCAGAACGGTTCCTACATGGGCGCTCCTGATGCGGCAAACAGAAACGCGGCACAGGTTCCGTGGTCAAAAGATGTTTTAACCGCACTTGTCGATGCTGAAAACATGTATAGTGTCAACAGTGTTCGTGGTAAAGCGGGTAAAGAGTACGAAACTTCGAGTGAAGTTATGGGGCTATTGTCCAATTACAGACCTTTCACAGAGTTCTTCAACATTGTACAGAAGTCGAGAGACAAATATGGCAATGTAAACGATTCTCAGTTGATAGAACTTGCCAAGTCCTCTGACGGAATCGAAGGAGGAAAATTCTGGAACACTAATATTCCGTTTTCGACTATGTCAAGCAATGTTCGTTCAATGCTTCTTTCTCGTTTTATTGCAAAGCGCAGAGGAATAGATATTAACGAAGGATATAATTGGGATAAGATATTCGATACTGTTCTTGGCAAAAAAGACGAGTCGACAGCTCTTGGACGGATGCAATCTGGCCTTAGAGATACGTGGATGGGTTTGCTTAATGCAGATTTTATAGCTCCATCACAGGAGTCTGTTGCGTCTCTTCAGCGTCTGAGAGAAAATGCTATCAAAGAAGAAATGGCGACGGTAGCTGAAGAACGTAGAAAATATGGTAAAGCATATAAATATAACGGTACAACAGAGAGTATAGCAACGCGGCTTGTTGACAGGCGTGGTGGAAACGTTATAAAGAATATGCCAATATACGGGCTTGTCGGCGGAGATAATCAGACAGAAGAAAATCAGTTAATGTTTGATAGCCTCACTCGTCTTGGTTTTAATCCGTTCGGAACAGTAGAAAGCTTAGGCGGGTTGATTGAAGGAACAACAACAACGCCCATTGACAAAGGACTTGGGGCTGCACAGCGCACAACAGCGCTTCACAGATCTCTTGAGAGATTTAACACATTATCAAAATCTCAAAAAGAAGCTTTAATTGACAACGCTAGAAGATTATCTTTTTCTACTGTTGAAAAATTTGCGACAGATCCTCTCTCCTTTATCGAAATGCTTATGACCGGTCAAGAACAAGAAGCGTCAAGTACACAGATTGAACTTGGTCAAGCTAGCCACTATGCAATCGAACATTTTATGCGCGGCCGTATGAACCATAAAGGCGGCCCGATGGACGAAAAGCAGCTGAAAGCTCTGGCAAAAGAGTCTCAGCAAATTTTTGATGAATATCTTGGACTGTACGAAGGAAATTCCCCTTTGATTTCGGACGAAGTTCGTAAAAATTTAACCAGAGGCTTTAACGACAACGAAAGAAGGATAGCGTCAGATCCTCGCACGAATTTACACAAGAACTACAGAGCAATTAAAGATTTTATGTCAACTGGGCTTCTCGAATATCTGAATGATTCAGAATGGGAAGTTATCGGTATCGAATCCAGTAACATAGGAAGAGACGAAAAACATCCTGGAAAGCGGCTTCCTAATGGAAGAATGGCCGTCGAAGGAATGGGGAAAAAGTTAACAAAACCAGAAGAGGACGTTGAGTTTGCTGGCGCATATGACTTAAGATTTAGAAATCGTACAACCGGAGAAGAAAAGCTTGTTGATATAAAGAACTATCCTAAAGGAGCATCAGGTGACGCAATAGCCCACTGGACGCCTCAGCAGCTTTTGTACGCAGGACAATTGATGCGCAACGGTGTTGACGTCCGGTCTATAGACTTCATGCTTCCAATTCAAAACGCCATGAGAGGTCTAACCTTCGATCAGGCCGATATTGAAAGAAATGATAACAACTTCAGAGATGCAGTAAAGTTAATTCAGAGCCTAGCTGAAGGAAACGCGACCGTTGCATCTGTCATGGACCTTTCAAAGAAAGCAAATAGAATTCTCTTTGGAGACAACGAAAAAACAAAACCAGATTTCGGAGATCATTATTCTGAAAACAAGAAAAATGCAGGAAAAGGAAGCATAAACGGTCAAACAATTACAGACGCGCTCTATTTGCATGATCAATATAACCAAGCTATAAATTCTTCAGACGAGATATCTAAGTTCATCTGGCAAAGAACTGCGCCAAGAGGCGGGAGACGGTTAAGCGCTGACGACTGGAGAAACAAATTTTTCCAGAATGAAGAAATAAATGCGAAAGCGGCGTTGTTCCAACGGACCGGGCCGGAGCATGAATTCGAAGCGGCCGAACTTGAAGCAAGATATCAACAGCAAAAATCAGCTCTTAATATTGGGCTAGGAGATGCTATTCTTAAAGATCAAGATCAGTTTGCTGAGGATATGCGAAAATCCCTACTCGGAGGGCAAGGAACAGAAGAAGGACGCGGCATTATTAGCCGATATAGAGGATATAGACAAGCTAGAGAAAACATTAACGCAGAACGTAATTTGCTTCAAGAAAAAATCAAAGCAAACGAAGATATAATAAAAACCAAAGGAATCGATACTGGAGGATATGAAGCTGAATTACAGAAGCTGACCCAGCAATCAGATATTGTTAAAACGCTTATTGGTCAAGTCGAAGCTTTAGACACTGCAAAAACTCCACAGGTAGCCGGGTTAGCGAAATCAAGAATTGGGAAAATTCTAAACGACAATAAAGATTTTTTTGAAGCTAACGGATTGCTTTCTGATGAGACTCTTTTTGATCTAAAGACGGCCTCTCCCGAAAACAGAAAAAATGCTTTAGCTGCTCTTAGAGATACTCAAATAAGGCTCGAAAAAGGAATTGCTGGCAACCAGGATATGATTAACCGGGCTAAAATGAACCCGTCAAATTATCAACATATTGCAGAAGAAGCAGAAAAACAGCTCGGCTTTATCAACACGTTAATCGGTTTTGCAAACGAATATGATGAAAAAGGCGTAACCGCTCAGAAAAGAAGCGGAATTACGCAGCGTTTGAACCGCTATTTAAATGGAAACGCCACGTTTGTTAATGATACTGATTTAATTAGTAGCGATGTCATTTCAAATTTGCGCGGAAACGAAAGCGACAGAAAGGCAGCTATAGAAAGTCTTACGGCGTCTAAAGCAACCGTGCAGCAAAGGATTGATACAAACAACAAACTCAGAAAGGATGCGGCGGATGAAGTTGCTGGGCTTATAACTGAAACAGACGTTATGAAGCAAAAGCTGTCTTTATCTAATCTTGCCGACTCGGGAGTGCAAAATCTCGCCGCTGAATTTGATAAGCAAATCAAAACAGAGATTGGAAAATACTTTGAAAACATAACTAATTCGCTTCATGGTATGATGGGCGAAGATACCAGCCCAAAAGAATATCTTAAAAATGCTCGTGAAGCTTTTAGAAAAAATATTCTCGAAGCCATTACCGATGTTACGGAAATGGAAGGCGAAGGAGCGATAACGACTCAAGAAGCCGATCGCAGACGGCGAGAATATCAAAACATGCTGTCAGAAGAAAACATGCGGAAAGTTGATGAAAGGACAGCGCGTAATGTCCTTCTCGAAGCCGGTATTATCGCTCAAACGCCAGAAGAAAAGGCTCAGAAATGGCTTGGCAAACGTAGGGATGCCAGATACGTAAAAGCTGCCGCAGGTCTTGATGAAGATTATAATAATTGGCAGTATAACACTGAATTATGGAGACATACTGGTGATTACGCATATCTTGAAGAAGCAGAAAGATATCGTGAGCTTTTCGAAAAAGGTGGATTAAAGGATAACCGTATTGCCGGTGCTTATCAAACCTCTCTTGAAGAAGCCAACGCTCAAAGGGTTGCCGATCTACTTAGACCTCGTGGTCAGATGCTTCCTTTAGAAGAGCAGGCCCGTCGCTCTCGGATAGCTGAGCAGAACAGAGTTCTTAATCAGCTTATGAGCATGGGAGAAAATGAAACCGGTTATCATGATTTGTACAATAGGTTGTTCAATGATGACGCTTATTGGAACGATTTCCAGAATAACGAATTAAACAGGCTAACAGGCAACGAAGATGTTATGGCAATGCGCCGTGCTAATGCAGAAGCAGACGCTCAGGCGCGCGCCGACGCAATGCTTCGCAACCAGCAATATTCTGCACAGGACTTCGCGCGGCAACAGGCTCGCCGTTTTAGCCGCTCCAGAATTGCACAGGCTTATCAGCCATATGAAGCTCGTGCCATTAGCCTTAGACGGCAGATGGAGAACGATCAAGATCAACAGGCAAAGCTTGAACGCGAAATGGCTGTTACGCAAAAACAGCTTGAGAATCCTAAAGACGAAAAAGAAAAGTCAAATCTGGAAAGCACGTTAAGGAGCCAAGAGCGCGCTCTCGAAGGCTATAAGAGCAAAATCAGAGAAACTTCTAACGAGATAAAGCAACTTGAATCGCCTGTAACAAAGGCCGGAGCTGCGTTTATGGGATTCGGAAACGTTGTTAGCAACGTAGCCATGCGCTTTGGCCGCCGTCTGTTCTATAAGGCGACTGCTGAAATCAAACAGTTTACAAAGCAGTTTGACGATTCAATGACGCAAATCCAGATGATCACACGGAAGTCCGATGATGAGATCAAGGATCTTGGAAAGGATCTTATCCAGACCGCTATTGATAACGGAACAACTGTACAGGAAACGACCACCGCGGCGGCCGCCCTTTACAGACAAGGTCTTGATGATTCGGAGGTTGAAACTCGCCTGAACGACGTAATCAAGTTCAGCAAGGTTGCGGGTATCAAAACGGAGGAAGCAACAAAGATCATCACAACCGCCTTGCAGAATGGTCTCGTTGACAGTTCGCAGGAGGCTATGGATGCGCTCGTTGCACTGGGCGACAGCGCGGCAACCACTGCAAGTGACATCGCGAAGGGCATGCAGAAGTCCGCGGCATCTGCCAAAGAGGCCGGCGTCAGCTATGAGCAGCTGGTCACGATGCTTACAATCATCACGAGTAAAACACAGCTTGGCGGCCAGACAGCCGGTACGGCGCTTCAGACGCTGATGTATCGTCTGTATAAAGTTGGTAACAACGAGGATTACTATGATGAGAACGGGCACCATGTCGCTTCTAACGATGCTATGAAAGCACTTCAGAAGATTGGTGTAAATGCTTATAACGAAGACGGATCTTTCCGCGGTGCATATGATATTCTTATAGATATTGCAAGAAACTGGGAAAGCGCGGATGATACGACACAGAGTATGATTCTGAGTACGCTCGGTGCAGGAAGACAGCGGACAAACATTGCTTCGTTGCTTCAGGGTCTTGCCGAAGACGATGAAGGGCTTGCTGAAAAGTATATGAACTTGGCAAGCAACTCTGCTGGTATTACTGATGAGAAGTTTAATGATTATCTCACGAGTTACACGGCGTCCGTAAACACGTTTAAGAGCTCGTTTGATCAATTAGTCGAGTCGTTTAATACTGCCAGTATCGGATCAGGAACTCTTGACTTTTTATCAACTTTTATACAAGGTTTGTCGGAAGCTAACGAACTTTCCAATGGGCTTGCTCTAAGTATTCCACTTATTGGAGTCGCGATTGCCGGACTCAGCTCCGTCATTAAATCAGTGGCGGCTTCGAATCCTTATTTACTTGCTGCATTGGCTCTCGCGACTGGGGTAAGTATGGTTGCCAGTTACATAGGAAATGCACATAAACAGTCCGAAATTGAAAGCAAGTCATTCTTTGGGCAGAATGTCAGTGATTATGCAAGCGAAACTTCTGCAGATGTAAAAACTCAAAACGCTAAAACTTCTTCTCTTGTCAATGAGACTATTAATCTTTTATTAAAACGAGATTCCAAAGGGTTAAACGAACAAGAACAAACCAAGTTAGATGCAAATCTCGATAATATTGAATTAAAATTCGGCGACCTTGGAGCTTCAATTAAAGCGCTTGGACAAACAGCGGAAGGCAGCGCAAAAGCAATTCTTAAGCTGAGTGAGCTAGAAAAAGAACAGAGGCAGCAACAGCTTGAAAGAGAATTCCGCGCACAACGGATGAAGCTGAAATATGAAGTTCTTCCTAAAGTAGAGAAAGATACTTACAGTGTTGCGAACGGAGCTGATCTTTATTCAGGTATAGATGTTATTAATCCAGACGAGATTGTTTTTGACGAAACAGAAGAAGAGAGAGCTGCAAGGATGGCTGCTAAGAAAAAAAATTTACAAAGAAGTTTTCTTCAAGGGTTTACATCAGAAAACGAAGCCGATCTGCTTTATCATTACGGTACATTGTCGGATGAGGGACTGGCTAATAATTGGGGTATTTCGGATCAAAAACAAGCTCCTGAATTCAGACGCGCTCTTCTTTTTACCGCTATTAGCAGGCTTCGGAATTCTGGTAGGAATGGCGAAGCGGACGATCTCGCGTATATTGCAAATCAGGACGACGAAACAATTCGAAAGTTTGTTACAGCTCAATTCGGTAATGACACAAAACAAGAAGAGCTAGATTTGTTTAATCTATTTGCTTCTCAAGTCAAAGAACATGTCACAGAGCACGGAGATAAATCTTTTGATTTCGAGACAACAAATAAATCGGCTACAGAGCTTATAAGGGATCATCGAAAAGAATTACTACAAGAGTCTACGACAGGCATCAGAGCCGCTTACGAACAGGCATGGGGTCTTGATTTTGCCAACGCTGCCATGGAAGAATATGAGGCTGAACTTTTCTCCGATGAGAACATGATGCTTAACTCTGAAGACTTTTCCAAAAAAGCGCAGGAAATATTTGATCGTTATTATAGTAATATTAATGACGATTATAAACATCACATTGAACAAAAATTAATGGAACAAGGCAAAGGTGCATGGGGATACAGAGATGAAAATGGTAACTGGACACCATATGAAGGATTAACAGAAGAAGAGATAGTAAAAAAGCTGTACGACGAAAAGATAGGAGCACCTAAAACCGAAAACCCCGAAGAACCTGAAAAGCCGCTCAATGTAAGTCAAAGAGTTAGCAATGGTAATATTGTTGCAGCTTTGCCAACCACAGTAATGACTGACACGGGCTATAGTCATCTTGCCAGAAGTAACGAATACAGTTTCACTCCTTTAAAGAGAGAGGGAAAAGAATATGGCGAATACGAGGGCAACATTGACTACAACCACAGACCTATTGTTCGCAACGAAGATGGAACTATCAGCACAGAAGATTCAATCACCATCGAAGCAGATGGAGTAAATTACGTTATTCCGACAATTGTCAATGGGAAAAGAGTTAGTTATGACGAAGCGGAAGAACATTTCTGGGAAACCGGAGAACATCTTGGCGCTTTCGGAGACGAAAAAGAAGCCGAGGCATATTCTCAATGGCTCCATGAACAACAAGAAGAATATTATGACACTAGATACGGTGCCATTAGTCAAGCAGTTCGAGACGGAAGTGTTACTGCTAAGGCAGCTCTATCTGATATTTTGCCAAAGGAAATGCCGTCTACGCCAGAAGAAATGGCAGCACTGATCAAACAGTTACAAGATGCTGGCATTACACCAGAAGACTTAGAATCTCAGATACAATATAAGCATCCAGAAGGAACGCTTACAACAAACAAAGGCGCAGAAGTTTATCAGGCTGTAATAGAAGAAAATCCCGAGATAGCCGAAAGCACCTCTGAAAACAAAGAGCTCGTACAAGCGGCAGGCACATATATTGACGCAAAGCTCAACAACAAGAAACTCCCTTCTGCGTTTTTCCAAGGAATGTCTAACAAATATCACGGTGAATGGATCGACATTATGAATGCGGTTGACAAAAAAATAACCGGAAAAAGCAAAGAAAGTGACAAAGAAGAACTTATCGAAGAGAAAAAAGAATCAAAACCTCAAACAGGTGGTTTTCCAGATAAGGAAAAAATGAATGATCCATTCTATAAACTTTGGGATAGCCTATCGAATACACATCTGATACCCGAAGGCTTCAAAGAGGATTTCAGAGCGTATCAGAAGGCAGTTGAAAGCGGCTACGCTACGCCAAGAGAACTGGCTGATTTGAATAACGCAGGATTAAGCAAATACGGCGATGATTTATGGGGACATGTGAACTGGATCTTAGGCGTAAAAGATCGAAAACAAGAAGAAGCTGTTCCAGAAGAAAAGCCTCAAGAGACAGAAGCTAAACAAGAAACACAACAAGAGACCGCACAAGTGATGTCAGAGGCTACTCCAGCACCAACAAAAAGGACAAGACCGGCAGAGCCGGTGGTTGGAACTTCAGGCGCAAGCGTAGAAGAAGGACCTCCTAAATACTCTTATGAAACCGAAGAAGTTCCTGAAAACGAGCCGAATCTTTGGCGCGATATGTCAGACGGAATAAAAGCCTTTGGTGACTTTATTCCAATACTCGTTGATGCGGTCAAAGATAAAGTTCAAACTTCGTTCGGGTCTGGTCAAGACAACTCTTCTGAATCTGAAGAAAAAGTGGAAAACAAGTCAAACTTCTTCGACGGCGTTACGGCTGCGGCGAATGCGTTCATGATCTCTGTTCCTATGATGGCGGATTGGGCTGGAAATAAAGTATCGAACCTTGTAAACCAAACACAAGCAGTTTCTGAAGAAAGTGAAGGAGATACAAAAAGCGAAGCTGAAGAGTTAAAAGAAGCAGGAGAAGAAGCAGGAAAAGCTGCAGCTGAAACTTTCGGCGAAGGAATGGAAAAAACAGCAGAGTCTGGCGACACTACAATACCTGTAACAGCAGATACTTCTAATCTTCAGGACGATATTGACAATGCTAATCTTGAAGGCGAAGTTGACCTTAGTGTAAGCGAGACGTCCAAGGAGCAAATGAAAGAAGCTTTGGCGGGTCTTGGTATTCTTATTGACTTTGGAAGCAACGAACCAGACAAATATCAAGACGATCCTTTAGGATGGCTTAAACATGGCGTTGATAAATACAATGTAGATAATGCAACAGGAATGGGTTACGACAGAGCGGCGGAGTTGCTCTCCGAAACGCCAGCAACTCTTTCCGATATTGTAGCCGCCATTATGGAAAATAAGGCATTACAAGATCTCGTAAAAATTGATCCAGACCTTGCTCATATTATTGACACGCATATGAGCCTTGACGAAAACGGACAATATGTCTTAGGGGAAAACGGGAACCCTGTTATTATAGGTGACAACGAAGCTGCCGGAAGGCAGTTTATGTCTACCCTCTATGGCAAAACAGCCACATACGGTGATCTTGCCGGAGGTCTAAATCCAGCTTTGATGCAGTTGGGCACTGAGGCTTATGATGCTTGGACCGGATATATTCCAGGAATAACGTCTTTTACTAGCTATAATACGGAAGCCATGAAACAAATTTTGCCAGCTGAAATGTTTGGACAGTGGGAGGCAAAAGGACAAGGAGCATTCTCTGATTATGAACAGGCTTATATTCAGCAATTAATTGATAATGCAAAGCTTGGCAAAGAAGGTTTGTATGACGAACAAAGATATTCCGGGCTTTCAACCATTCTGGACAAGGCGCAGTACGGCGGACTTCGCGAGTATTTTACCGATAATAATCCAATAATGGTTGCCGATTACATGTCAGGGGTTGGAGATAAAGACGCTTTCGACACTTACATGCGGCAAGCTTTGAAACTGCAGGACAATGGAATTGATGTGTCAAGCCTGTCTGAAGATATGAACAAAAGCAGCGACACTTATAAGACGGCATCCGCGGCTTTAGCAGAACTCAGTACAAATGTCGAGGATTTTCTTGCCTTGCAACAGAGCGTTAAAACGGATGTAAAAGCAAGCACTGGCGCGGTAAAAGGATACGGGACAGAAAATGAACGTGTCAGAAATATTATAAAACGACTGAATGGAGACATTAGCAGTCAAAGCGAAGTACTTAAGGAAATGACCCAGCATCAAATAAACCTCGCAAGGGCAACTTATTATACTTCTGGTAAAGGTTCGAAAGATCATAAAAAAGTTGCAAAAGAGTTTTTAGGATATAGCAAAGAGGATATAGCCGCTTTGGAAAAAACGCTCGGAAAAGATGGCGCAAAGCTTAGAATAGAACGTCAAGCTGAATTACAACTCGAATTCGATAGACAGCAAGTTTTAAACGATGCAAACGCACAGATTCAGAATACAATTGATAGTTTAGGCGACGATTTCAACACTGAGATATTCCTTGGTACGTTTAAGCCGACAATGGAATACGACATAACCGAGCTTGCTGCGCTTGCGGCAGAGGCAGACGCTGCAACAAGAGCAGTTATCGATGCTCTTTTAAATCAAATCGGTAGTGCAGAAGGCCATGTTACGTTCGAAGCAACCGCTGACGGAAACAGCGTCGTTGTCAAATCAAAAGATATAAAGACAACAGGCGGCGGCGGAGGCGGCGGCGGAGGCGGCGGAGGCGGCGGAGGCGACAAGAGCCCAGCTCAGCTGATGCTTGAACGGCATAAGCATGAAATTACTGAAGCCGAACATCCGATAAAAATGGAACAAACCTACCAGACGCACTATGAGTTCCTTAATGATTATGATGCTTATCTCAAATCTCTTGAAAAAGAAGAAGCTGCTTACGGCAATCTTGAAGCAGTGTACAAACGACACCTTTCTGAACTGCAAGGCATGCTTGCCGGACTCGAGCAGTATTCTGATGACTGGTGGGCTGTTAAGGAAGCGATGGACGCGGCAGAAGAAAGTCTTGCTGAAATAAAGAACAAACTCGACGCCATCGAAACAAAACGTGTACAAATTATTATTACGAAACAGGAAAACGAAGACAAGCCGGGGACGCAAAAGCAAAGTCTTTGGGATCAAAAAACTCGCAAATACAAAATTAACGGTCAATTCGAAAGTTACGCAGTTGCCGAACAAAAAAGCATAGACGAGCTCGATGAACAGCGTAAGCTCAACGAAGAGCAAATTAAAGAAGCTGAAAAAACGCTCCAACAAACAACAGAAGGAAGCAAGGCTTGGCTCGAGGCACGTGACCATATCTGGAAGATGCAAACCGAAAACGCGCAGCTTGCGAACGACATGGAAGAGAGACGGCGCAATCTGCAACTGGCTACAGTCGAACAAATGAAAACGGATCTCGAACGTAAGCTCGGCCCATGGACGCACGAAGATACTATGCTCGCAGATTATGGTCAGCTGTATCAGAACAATCGTCAGTACGATAATTATAGAAGCGCTCTTGGGCAACAGAGAGAACTTAACGATCAGCAATATGGTATTTATGATAACGCAAACAAAAAGATGCGTGAACAGATGAAGACTGTTATCGAAGGTTCAGAAGCTTGGTTCACTCTGCGTGACGCTATCTATCAGAACGAAGAAGCTATGCTGAAGCTCACTCTTACAAACGATGAACTGAGAAAGTCTATGGAGAAAAGTTATCTTGATGAGCTTTCCAAAGAATACGAAGAGATTAACAAAAAACTTGAACATCAGGATAAAATTTTGCAAATACAGCATGACAGATACGACAAAAGTAATAACTATACAATGTCGCTTGAAGTCACAGCCGAACGACTCGATGTTGCTCAGGTCAAACTGGCTGAATTGCGGAAACAGCTTGATGGCTATCTTGCAACCCAAGACAAAATAACAGAAAACTCAGATGAATGGGATACGCTTGTTGATAATATAAATAAGACAAGCGAAGCATATGAGCAACAGATTAACGAAATCGAAGAGCTTGAGCGGACACTGAATCAGAGCAAATTCGAATATGACGAAGAACGTTTCAGCCATCAAAATGATCTTGATGAGCATATGCTGAAAATGATTCAATACGAAGAGTCCATGTATCAAAACAGGGGCGAACTTACGAATCAGAATACGATGATTCGACTTGAGAACAGCCAGCGCGAAGAGCAGAACCAAAGAATCAGAGACCATATAGAGCTTCTGAAAGAAGATCTCGAAGGAGCAAAAGAAGGTTCTGACGAGTATTATAAAATTATTGACTCTATTTACAAATGGGAAGAAGCGCTAAAGAATAACAATAATACAATCGAGAAAAACATCGAGTTGATCGAAAAGAACAATGAGCAAATTCTCAAACTTCAGAAAACTGTCGAAGATACAATTAACAATGAAATCAAAACAAGAATCAAGAATCAGCGCGATATGCTCTCTACTAGGGTTGCTATTGAGAATCAGGTTCTTACTGCGATTCGCAAACGTTATCAAGAAGAGTGGCGGCTTATTAAAGAAGATCTTGCGAAAAAGAAGCAAGCGCTTCAGCAAGAGAAAGCATTAATAAACGAACGACTGAATGCGCGACTAAATGCTGATAAAATGCAAGACCAACAGGAACAGCTCGCAGAACTTCAGAGGCAGCTTGCGCTTATTTCATCCGATCCTACCCGTACGAGAGATGTTCTTGTACTTCAGGATCAGATCGAAAATCTGCAGAAACAGATTTCTGATCAGATTGCAAGGGACGATGTTGCGGCGGAAAGTGAGCGCATTGATGATAAGATCGAAGCTACAAACGAGTATCAACAATACACCGAAAAACGGCTCAACGAGATGCTGAAAGATGCTAACTCTACGAAGTTAGCAGAAGAACTTCGTGAAGTAATGGGCGATGAAAATACTCCTTGGGAGGAGCGGTACGATAAGTATATGGAGTGGATTCGTGCGAACGATGAAACCTATAAACTTGGCAACGACGACATGCGTCTCCAGATGGAACTTCAGAATCAGGACAGCTGGAAGAAAATGGTCGGTTTCGTAGATACCTATTGGCAGAATGCAAAAGATATTTATGGCAGTGAGATCAAGGGAGTTTATGAAATCATAGCCGGCGGTCTTGATTCTATTATGAGCTACATGACGCAAAGCTGGACATGGCGTGATGCATCCGATGTTGGACGTAAGCTGTATGAGCTTGGAATCGAAAACAGTTATAAAGATTGGCAGAATGCTATCAAAACTGGGGCTGAATTTGATCATGGCCACGAGCTAGAGACCGGGGCTGACGAGGTTTACGATATCAATACCGGTAACTATGATTTGAATGGCCTTGATAAACAGCTGTATGAGCTGTATCACTATCTGCTTGAATACGATTATGATCGGCCAACTGATATCGACCCAGACGCTTATAATATCGATTACAAAGATTATAAAGGCTGGGGCAAGAAGGTTATAAAAACTAGCAGTGGTGAAAAAGTCGTCGCAAGATATGTTCCCAAAGAGGAAGGCGGCGGCGGTAAAAAACAAAAATACACAGTTTATTTCACTGACAGCGAAGGAAACGAATATACTGTTCTTGATGAAAATGGTCAAACTAGAGAATTTAATTCTATCGAAGAAGCTCAAAGCGAAGGCAATAAATACATTAGAGACGCTAACATATGGGGTGCGAAAGGTAATGTTTACAAAGGCGGCAAAGATGATTGGTGGAGCGAAAAAAACAAAACCGATACAGAAGTAGGAAGTAAGCCAAGTGGTTTTGCTGGTCTCGCCGAAAGATTTAAAGATTTAGGTAAGAATCTCAAGGATCTTGGCATTAAATTGCCGGGGTTTGCAAACGGCGGCCTCGTTGATTTTACCGGACCAGCGTGGGTTGACGGCACTCCAGGTAGACCTGAGGCATTCCTCGATTCAGAAGATACTGTCAATATCGCAAAACTCAGAGACCAATTAAGAAATATGCAGATGGAAATGCAATTCTCTAAAATAAGAGAAGCTACGCAACGTATGCGCGAATTTGCCGAAGAGCTTGCGTACACGTTGCCTGGATCTGAAGAAGAACTGAGAATCAAAAATGCTATGGATTCAATGTATCATATTGCAGTTCCTGAAATGACTTTGCCAAACGACGCAATGTACAATAACTGCTACAACACAGTCGGAGATATTATTATCACGATTAATCAGGCAGAAATGAATACCGAAATGGATATTGAAAACGTTGCACGTCAGGTTGGCAGAGCGTTCACTAAACAGATTTCCAGAGAAGGCATCAATCTCACAGGATTTACATGGTAACAATCTCCCGGGGGAGGCGCGAAATATCGCCTCCCCCTTATCCTTAGCGAAAGGAGGCGAAAGGATGACAGGAGGATTTTCCTTTTGCGGCACAGATATTGCCACAATTGGACTTGAATATGCACCTGAGCTCGAAAACACTTACGTGTACAAACCCGCAAAGGCGCGAATCCACGAAGAAACATTTGACGGCCATAACGGCGGCTATTATTACGGAAGCTCACTGGAGCCCAAGGAATTTGTGCTCCGCTGCTACTTCGAAGAAAAAGAGATTGACCGCGGCCTGATGGCGCGCGTCGAGAACCTGTTCCGCGAAGGGCGAAGCGGTCGCCTCGTGTTTCAGCGGCGGCCATGGTGCTACTACTACGCTACCGTCACGGAGTATGACCCGTCTGAAATATCGAACTATATGAATGGCGTTATCAAGGTCAAGATGAAGGCCTATTATCCTTATGCGCGCTCAGACATTATGGCGGCTCTTCGCACAAGCAAAGACTTCTACCGCATGATGGCAAACACGGCGTTCTTCCCTGACGAGAAAATGATCCCGCCCATCACCTTTTGCGAAAGCCGCGAGATGACGGATGCCACCGAGCTGCTGCTTGCCAATCCTGGCACAGTGCGCGCTCACGTCGGCATCGAAATCGCCGGAGACGTTGGCGAAGGCGTGACCATTACGAACGAGACGACCGGCCAGCAGTGCCGCTTTGTCGCAATGAATTCGACAAACTTCGACGGTGTTAACAGCTTCGTTTACCTTGACGGGATCAGCGGCAAATGCACGACCGTTAACAACGGCACTTCCAAGGTGAATTTCCTGTATCACGACCTTGGCTTCATTGAGCTGGAGCCGGCCTTCCCTGCGCGGCGCGACCTTCAGGTAACGGTTCATAACGGGCCGGTCTACTGCACCAACAAGCTGTATGACC